TGCGTTTAATGATAATGGACAGCAGCAGCACCGAATAAGCGGTTTTTCTTGACAAAACAGGGAAACTATTGTATCATAAAAGCCGCTGATTTAATAAAAATGTTAATACCACCAGATTGCGAATAGCAGTGTGGTTGTATTAATTTTTCCTCACACCTGTTATTCCCGGCTCCCTCTCAAGCCAGAGGGCAGCAGGACTTTGTAAGCCGGGGCTGCGCCGCTGTGGTGAAATTGGCAGACACGAGGGACTTAAAATCCCTTTCTGGAGACAGAGTACGGGTTCGACCCCCGTCGGCGGCATGCAGAAGCTCAGAATTGTTCGTTGATTCGAATGATTCTGGGCTTTTTCTTTTTGTTCCATTTTCTGGAAGTGCTGAGCGGGCGAGAGGGATTTCTCGCGAAAAAAGGAGGAGTCTCTCTCGTGCGTAACCGTGATTTAAAACCTGCTGCCAAGGCAAACCCCACCATCCAACAGGCCTTTGAAAGGTTCCAAAAGTACAACCGGCTCAAGAACCTCTCCCAAGGCTCACTCGACTTCTACGCCGCAAAGGGCAGAAGCTTCTTTCGGTTTCTGGGGGATACAGAACAGCCCATTCATACCATCACAGAGGAAACGGTAGAGGATTATATCTTCTATATGAAGGACCAGCAGCTCCACGATACCACCATCAATACGAACCTCCGTATGGTGCGTGCGTTTTTGTACTGGTGCATGGAAAAGGGCTATCTGGAAAAGTATCCGATCAGACTGGTGCGTGCAGATGATCCGATCAAAGAACCCTACACCACCGATGAGCTGCAGAAGCTGCTGAAGGAACCGGACTGCAAAACCTGCTCCTTTGCTGAATACCGCAACTGGGTCATAGTCAACTTCCTGCTCGGTACCGGCTGCCGTGCGTCCACGCTGCTCAACCTGCAGATCGGAGATTTGGACCTTTCCGCCGGGACAGTGTTTTTCCGCCACATGAAGACGCGTAATCAGCAGATCGTGCCGCTCTCTAAGGCACTGGTCAAGACCATGGAGGAGTATCTGGAGCATCATACCAGCGACCCTACAGCCCCGTTGTTTGTCTCGGAGTATGGCAACCAGATGACCCTGAATTCGCTCGGCAATGCGATTTGGAATTATAATCATAGCAGAGGCGTGGAGAAGACCTCTATGCACCTGTTCCGGCACACCTACGCCAAA